AGTGTATTTGACACCACCAACACAGTAGACCACACTACAGTAAAGGCGTTCCTTGATCCAAGTGGTGGCCCAACAATTCAGCGTTATGATACACTGAAGTACAAACAGTTTGATCAACTAACAGACAAGCAGTTGGGATTCTTTTGGCGTCCTGAGGAAATAGACATCTATCAAGATGCCAAAGACTTTAAGGCTCTCACAGACCATGAGCGACATATCTTTACTTCAAACCTCAAGCGTCAAATACTGTTGGACTCAGTACAGGGTCGAGCACCAGCAGAAAGCTTTGGTACTATTGTAAGCCTACCTGAACTAGAGAACTGGATCATCACTTGGACGTTCTCTGAGACTATCCACAGCAGAAGCTATACACACATCATCCGCAACATCTATTCCAACCCCAGCAAGATCTTTGACGAGATGATGAACATTACAGAAATTGTAGACTGTGCAGGAGACATTTCAAAGTACTACGACGACCTAATTGAACTGGCCAGTTACTACAATCTACTAGGTGAAGGCGTACACACTGTGAACGGTAACACTGTGGTGGTTGATCTTTATGAATTAAAGAAACTGTTGTGGCTGGCATTGATGAGTGTGAACATTCTCGAAGGTGTTCGCTTCTATGTAAGCTTTGCATGTAGTTGGGCGTTTGCTGAACTTAAGAAGATGGAAGGCAATGCTAAGATCATCAAGTTGATTGCTCGTGATGAGAACCTGCACCTAGCTAGCACACAGATGCTGCTCAAGCTACTGAAGAAGGATGATCCGGACTTTGAAAAGATTGCAGATGAAACAGAAGCAGCCTGCGTTCAAATGTTTATCGACGCAGTAGATCAAGAAAAAGCTTGGGCAGAATATTTGTTCAAAGACGGAAGCATGATCGGCCTAAACACACAACTGTTGAGTGAATACATTGAATGGATCTGTACACGCAGAATGACCAATGTGAATCTTAAAAGTCCCTACACCATCAAGAACAATCCGCTGCCGTGGACACAGAAATGGATTTCGGGCGCTGAAGTACAAGTGGCACCTCAGCAAACACAGATAAGTTCTTACGTTTCTGGCGGCACTAAACAGGACGTTAGCAGTGACACATTCAAAGGATTCAGCCTCTAATGTGGAACAATCCAGTTGCAGTTGAAGATGACATGCGTTCTATGGCAAAGTCTCTTGATTGCAACTGGATTGGCGCTGTAGTTGTTAACGCACACTCAGCATACGATTACAACAACTGTCATAATAATGTTAAAACACATACCACTATCTATGGCGGAAAGAAAGTAATTGGCTATTATTTTTTAAAAGGGTTTGGCGTTATACAAGCCATACGGCACAGTATATGGAAAGACGACAAACTAGTAGACATAACCCCATATAAAGATCACAGAGAACACATTATCTTTGCTGCTAGTTCTAATCAAACCGAGGATTATTCAATACCTAACTGTTATTCTCAGTCTCTTGCTAAATATATACAGCAGGAGAAAAATAGCGTGTATTATGTATATCAATTAGTAGACCCAAGAAACAGTCAACCCTTTTATATCGGAAAAGGCAAAGGTAGACGAGCCAAAACACACTTATGGGACGTTCCTGAAACTAGGAATGTTTATAAAGAAAATAAGATTGCTAGCATACGTGCATCTGGTAATGAACCATTAATTGAGTATATTGCTGAAAATATCATTGATGAAGATTTAGCGTATAATATAGAATCAGAGTTGATTAAGCGTTATGGCAGAAAGGGATATGAAAAAGACGGAATATTATCTAATATCTGTATAGATGCACATCCTCCTAATCACAGAGGCAAAACATACGAAGAAATTTATGGTGTTGAAAAAGCACAGCAACAACGAGAATTGCGATCGCGCCTGCAGAAAGAACGTGGAGGCTATGGGCCTAAACGTCACAGCGACGAAACACGCAAGAAGTTTAGTAAATTAAATACTGGTTCTGGAAACCCTATGTACGGCAAAACACAGAAGCAAAGTACAAAGGACTTAATAGGAGCCAAGGCAAAATTACGAGTTGGCAAAGGTAACAAAAACAGTTACACATATAAATTAACATCACCTCAAAGCGTTGAACATATTTTATGCGGCGGCGAAGCAGTAGAATTTTGTAAGAAAAACAATCTAAGTTGGAGTACACTAAAAATGCAAATACAAAAAAACTGGCCTATTCCTAAAAAAGGAAAAACAACGGGCTGGAAATTAGAAATAATTCAAAAAGGATTCAGTCTATGATAGAAATTTGGGGGAAACCCAGTTGTGGATACTGTGATGCAGCACGATCACTGTGTGAATCAAGGCATCTGAATTATAGTTACTACAGCCTAGGAAACGAATTTACTAGAGAAGAATTGTTAGAACGTTTCCCCGAAGCTAAAACTTATCCGCAGATCATTGTAAATGGATCAGCTATAGGCGGATACAAAGAACTGTCTACTTATTTAGAAGAAACCGGTTATAATGGAACTGGATGGGCATTGTAGTGTCAATCAAGCGAATCACCAAATCAAAATCACCAAGTACAAAGACTCGGGCAATGCGAGCAGCAAAAAAGGCAATCAAGCGTAAAAAATGATTATTGAAGCACCATATAAAACAAACGATACTATTACAATTCGAACAGCAGCTGGAGAAGAAATTCTAGCACGTTTCGTAGAAGAAAACGACAAAACAATCACAGTACAAAAGCCATTGGCATTGATTGTTAGTCAACAGGGCATAGGCCTCGGTCCGTTTACATTCACAGCAAGCCCAGATGCAAAGATTTCTTTGCGCAAAGAGTCACTGTTGTTCATTGTAAAAACAGACGCAGACATGGCCAAGCAATATGTTAGCAGCACCAGCGGCTTACAAATGATTTGACAAATTCTGTTGTTTGTGTTATACTATGATATAGGCAACAGAAAGACCAAAAAATGATAAACAACAACAAAGTAATCTTGACGGATTGTGATGGTGTACTCTGCAACTGGGAGTATGCGTTCTGTACATGGATGGAACAGCACGGTTACAATCAAATTGAAAACGGTAATCACTATTATGATCTATCAGAACGGTTTGATATCTCCAAGTCAGAAGCAAAGACCAAAGTAAAAATCTTCAACGAGAGTGCTGCGATTGGCTTTCTACCTGCACTGCGTGACGCTATGTACTATGTAAAGCGACTGCACGAAGAACATGGTTATGTGTTTCATTGTATTACCAGTCTTAGCCTTGATGACAGTGCTTACAAACTGCGTAAAATGAATTTAGAGAAACTGTTCGGACCCACAGCATTTACTCACCTGATGTGTTTGGACACTGGTGCTGACAAGGATGAAGCATTGGAACTGTATCAAGGCACAGGACGCTATTGGATCGAAGACAAGTATGAAAACGCAGTTGCTGGTTTGAAGTTTGGCTTGAAGCCTATACTGGTTGAGCATGGATTTAACATGAATGAACCTGTACTGGAAGGCATGGTCAAATGCTTGAACTGGAAAGAAATTTACGAGCATATTGTGGGATGAACGAAGACAGCGTACACGAACAATTAAAACTAGTATGGGCAATGTATCTTCGAGAACACGAGCGTTTCGAAGACAAAGGAGTCAAAGCTAGTGCTGTTCGTGCTCGCCAGGCATTACACGATATGAAAGATCTGATAGTCAAAAGACGTCAGGAGATCCAAGAAAAGAAAAAAGACGTTTAATAAATATACTATGAGAGGTAACACACAAATGAAAACTGTAGAAGAACTAAAAAAATATATTTTTGCCGAGTATGGTGTAAGTCCTGATAATTTTGACAGCGAGATATTAACTTATCGTGCAGTTTCGTTTGAAAAAAATACAGGATCAGTTATTTTAGCAAATAAAAATGCAGGTGAATTGTGGACTGTTAAACGCAACGGGCACAGTGTTGACTATTTCACTCCTACAGAACTAGCTGGCGCAGTTTCGCAAGGAGGCAGTCTTCTATATTATTTTATGCCTGAATCGCGAATGTAAAGAACAAATAGAAGGGTTCGAGGCAATTACACTAACTGGTGATGCTGAAGCCAGTGCGATCCGTGCAAGGGGTGCGGCACTGCGAGACAATCCAACACTGATTGAACTGGTACAGGCCGAGCGTTGGAATGGCATTCTACCTACCACAATGATTCCAGGATCAACAGTACCGTTCCTTAATGTAGGACAGTAAACAAAAAAGATCAGGGCCTTGGGGCCCTTTTCTCTTGACTAATTGATCTGACAATGTTATATTAATTTATAGACACACAAACAGAGAGGCATAACATGCTAGTAGTATTTGATATTGACGGAACTCTTGCTAACATCGAGCATCGGCTGGACTATGTTCGCAGCAAGCCAAAGAACTGGAAGGCGTTTGACGCTGGCATCCCCAATGATGCTGTGAACCCTTACGTTGCGGCTGCGTTCTTTGCACTGCGTGACGCAGGACACGACATTGTGTTTGCCAGCGGGCGTAATGAGCGCACTCGAGATGCTACAGTCGCGTGGCTGGATGCCAACGAATTCTGGATGCCAAGTTCGCATCTGTGGATGCGTAAGGCAGACGACTTCCGCAGCGACGACATTGTGAAGCAGGAAATCCTGGACGATATTGTTCTTGCGTTTAATCGCAAGCCTGACATGGTGTTTGATGATAGGCCCAGAGTGGTTCGCATGTGGCGTGATAACGGTATCTTTGTGTTCAACGTGTACCAAGGTGAGGAGGACTTCTAATGTCTAAGCCTATCTGCACTGTAATGGTTGGCTTGCCTGCAATGGGCAAGTCAACTCGTGTTCGCGATATGAGCACAATAGATCCTGATGTGTTTGTCTACAGCACTGACAACATTCTTGAACGTATTGCTAAATTCTTGGGCAAGACCTATGACGAGGTGTTTGAGAAGCATATCAAAAGTGCTACAGCAGAAGCCGATATTGATCTTGCTTATGCTATCAAAGAACGCCAGGACATCATCTGGGACCAAACCACCTTGGGAGTTAAGAAGCGAGCAAAGATTATCAATCGTATGCGTCAGGCTGGCTATCAGGTTCGCTGTGAGTGTATTGTTCCACCTGCAAGCGATTACTCAGGTGACAAGGAAGATTGGGCACAGCGTCTTGCAAATCGTCCTGGCAAGACTATCCCACAGCACATCTTGAGCAATATGATTGAATCGTTTGTGATGCCCACTGCTGACGAAGGGTTTGATATGATCACCTTCTATGATATGCACGGGGCCTTGCTTGGAATTGACTACGCAGAACCTGCTTGACAACAGTCTACTCTTGTGCTATAGTATGAGAGTAGACACAAAAGAAAGTAAAGATTATGAACTATCAATTCCCTGAAATCCGTCATCTTGATGATGTGCTTCCTCACATTGAAGGCCGCGACGAATTTATCGTAGCAGAGCGTGAAGGATATAGTGTGGTAAACTATGTGGTGGCTATGGCTGACACCTTCAATATGACTGGGCCCGATGACTTAGGTGGTGCTGTTCGACGTGAGTGTAGAGGCTTGAAGTTCGCCCCAAGCGGTGAAATTGCTGCTCGTCCGTTTGTGAAATTTTTTAATGTTGGTGAAAAGGAAGAAACTCAGCCGCATTTAGTTAATCTATCACAGCCTCATGTTATCATGGAAAAACTGGATGGATCAATGATTCACCCTATGCTAGTTGATGGTTATATCCGTTGGATGACTAAAATGGGAATCACTGAAGTGGCTATGCAAGCCGAAGAGTTTATAGCCAAAAACACTCGATACAAAGACTTCGCTGCCTGGTGTATCAGTGAAAAACTAACTCCAATTTTTGAATGGTGTAGTCCATTCAATCAAATTGTTCTTCCATACGAAGAAGATACACTAACCTTGTTGGCAGTTCGTCACAACATTACTGGTGAGTATCTTCCGATCAGTTCTTGATTTTTGGCGTTCGTTTGCGTCTCTAATAGGTATATTAAATTTAATCAAATATTGTTGAACGGCTGTTCCGCTGCAACCTATTAGAGACGCAATTTTCTCTGCAGACAATTTTTTATTCACATAGTGATTGTGTAACCATTTTTTATCTCTCAGTTGCCATCGACGTCTTCTGAGATTTAGTTTATTTCTCCAATTAAAAATAGCGGTAGCACTTACGTCATACTTTTTACCTATTTGCGGATCACTTAATCCTTCTGCTACCAATTCTCCTAATCGATCGCAAAAAATATCAAAATCGGTTGATTCTGTAAACCAGGCTGGAACACCGATTGGGCCTCGTTTGCCTTTGTTCGATTCAGATACTGCCTCTCTTGCTTTTGCTAACTGGTGTAGCGATGCTAATCTTTTGTTTTGACCACCGTTATCTTTAAAGCACATGCAATGAAATGCTCTCAATGATTTTATTCTATATTCATTAGTGAGAAATTTACACATTAGTCTATGTATCATAATATGCTCTTTTGCAGTAAGATAAACAAAGTTATCGCTATCGTTTTTGCCACCGAGGTTAAAACTAACAGGCACTATGTGGTGTCCTTCTACATATCCTAGCAGAGATTTGGCTTCTTCTCGAGTGCTGGCTCTTTGTATACCACGTTCGATCATAGACTGCCACCAAGAAAAATACTTGTTCTTTTGTGAGAGATCACTTATAATCTGTATATAAATATTCATGCTGTAACTCCTACTTAGTTATAGAGTAGTTGGGACGACCACCACGAAGTCCGTGAACTACACTTTTATTTAGCCTTTTATCAGTTGACAAACTATATTTGCAGTGCTATACTTGCTAAACACAGTAAGAGGCAACCAACTATGCTACTAGACAAAATTCAAGAATTTAATATTCCATTGGTAGATACAATCCTACCATTTACAAAAATTGATTCTCTGATAGAATTTACTCGTGGCCTTGAAAACGCAGAAGGCTTTGTTCTTGCGTTGGCAGATGGACACCGAGTAAAAATCAAAGCAGATCAATATGTTAGAATTCATAAGACCATTGATCGCATTGTGTTTGATCGTAACATTGTCAACCTAATCATCAACGAAGAAGTGGACGACGTGATTCCCATGTTGCCTTCTGTTCAAGTTGAACGCATTCGCGAGTTTGAACTGCGTTTTTGGCGAGCATTTGTATCAACTGAGGATCGCTTGGCTGTATATCGAACTGGTTGCGAACTGATGTATCAGAATGACCGCAAGCGGATTGCTACTGAGTTTGTTCCTACTATGGAACACAAAACCGATGCTCAGTTCATCTTCCGTATGTTGGACGGCCACGACTTGCGAGAGTTGCTGCTACAGCACATTGCGAAGAACATCACTACAAACGTCAAGTGGGACGCTTGTGCTAAGTGGTTAGGTATGTAAACCTTTGAAAACGCAGGCAACTTTTTGCTTGCGTTTTCTCTTGATTGTGCTATACTTTATGTGTAATAGAAACAAACGAAAGACACACATATGTCACACGGTATACAACATGACCGAGCACAACTGCGACAGCAAGTTGTAAACAAGTGGTTTGAACAGTTTGTTGAACACGAGCTTTATGATACAGATCAATATCATCAATTCTGTAAACGAGTAAAAGACAAAAGCGAACTTGAAATCGAACGTATCTTTAGGATGGAAAAATAATATGTCACACGGTAGTGGAAAACTATTAGCCTATCGCAACAACTGGGAAGCGGATGAGTTCTCAGTTGTAGATCAAACACACGATGGCAAGCGACTGGGCAGCACACTTATTATTGATCTACGCAAAGTTCGTATTGACTTTACTACATATGATGTAACCAGCCGTGAAGTGAGTGTGCCATACGATGATATGGGCCGTCAATATACTGCTACGAGCAAACACTACTTTGTAAAAGAGCGTGTGTTTGGTGGTGAGACAGTAAGATCGACATCGCCTGTTTTGATACTGAGGAACAAGCACGAACCGACAAAAAAGTATTTTGGTGAAAGGTTGAAGCAATGGCTTGGGTAATCAAAGACACAAACAGTGGTGAATACTATCGTCAACGCTCCAGCAGCAACGGTTGGTACAGTTATTTTATCGACGAGGTACGACTGTTTACCAGCCCAATTCAAGCACAGAAAACAATCGACGCTGCGGGACATCATGTGAGTTATCCAGGCAATAGAGTGCTTGTGGTACAGGAAGTAAAGGTAGTAGAAGTATGACATTTGATGAATGGTTTGAAGCGAACAAAGATCAACTAACAGAACTGTTGCGAGGCGATACAGAGGAAGCATTGTATCGTGCTTGGTTGGCTGGCTACAAAGCGGGATTAGCGGAGATGGGCGATTTTGCCAAAGACTTATGGACATTAAAATGACTGTGAGTCTACGGTTAGGTGATGGCCTATCCTTGTGTCCTACTAACTGGCAAAACTTTATTCGCGACCTACGTGATAGAGGAGTTGAACAAAACAACCTTGAAGGCTTTGACCTTGATACACTAAATCAAGAACTCAAACAGTTCAAGGCACAATATATTCCCCAAACAAGAGTTGACTTTGCTAACGAAAAGTGCTATACTTTGTTTGTATTGAAATATGGAGGCCTATAATGGCTTGGACACTTTTTTTAGATGACATACGCTTTCCAGCAGATGTGCGTCACAACTATGGGCCTTATAAGGATCTAGTTATCTGCCGCACTATGGATGATGCTGTGTGGTGTGTGGAGCAATATGGCTTGCCCACTTTCATATCATTTGATCATGATTTGGCAGATGTACACTACATCATTGGTGATGGCGAAAAGACTGGCTACACCTTTGCTAAATGGTTCTGTGATTATATCATGGATCACAATCTGCGTTTGCCCATGGGCTTTGGATATTTAGTACATTCAATGAATCCCGTAGGTGCGGAAAACATTCGCAAGTATATGGAAAACTTTTTAAAGGCTTATGGAGATGCTTAAAAAAATTATTGAATTTCCATACTTGGTCGTTCTTGCTGCTGGAATGATTTTGGGTCCTGCTTTTTGGTATGTGATTGGGACTGTAATTGCTGTTTTCGGACTTGGAATTTTATTAGGAGTAATGCTATGACTGATCCGTTTGGTGAATGTAAGTGTGAAAACAGATATACAATCGAGCCGCACGGTGATGGCTATGCTCTCTACTATGGTCGCTGTGTACATCGTCATGGATACAATCTTGTAAATATGACGGAGCCAGCGTGGAACTTTGAACCGAAACATATCGAGAAGTTGATCAACCTTGGCGATGCTGTGTATCAACAAAACCCTACAGGAGGACATGTGGCAGAATGAAAATGTATATTTGTGTATTAGATGAGTTTCCAGACTATATGACGCCTACTCTTGTGGCACATGCTGTTCTTGGGGCTCATTTACAATTTCAAAATGACAGACATTACAATAACTGGTTGCGTATGTCATTTAAGAAATGTGTGATTCGTGTTAATCAAAAAGAGTTTGATAAGATTGCCGCCCTTGATAATGTCTATCTAGGACACGAAAACACGACATTAGACGGGCGTAAGAGTTGTGCAGTAACTTATACCAAACTTACTGAAGAACTGCCAAATGTGTTGAAATTTGCTAAACTATGGAAACCAAAAGAATGACCGTTCTTAATACAATATTTCTACCGTGTGGATCAACTGCTCACTTTGACGGTGATTTCTCCTATCGTTGTGACAGTTGTTTTGCTGTGGTAGGCAGTATGGGACAGTCGGCTCAGTGTAAGGAAGAAGCAGATAAATGGAAAAATCTCAAAACACTTGGCGGCAAGGGTTGGAACTATGAACTAGGAACACAAGAAGCATGAAAACAAATTGTATCGTGTGTAATAAAGAAGTAGAAAACTGGGACATAGCATACCCTGAAGATAAACCACAATCACTGGTTGATATGATTCGCACAAACGGTAAAAAACTGTATGCTAACACAAAATACACAGAGGCACGTATCAAATGAAGGTGATGTTTTATGAAATGCCCGAAAAGTGGCGATATAACAATATAAAATACTATCGTCATGCAGCAACAGGAAACCATGTAGGCTCACCCCCACTGGTCTTCTCTTCTCGTATTTGGAGTTGGGACCCGTTGACAGATGAAGTAAAGTATGTTAAAAATAGACAAACAGGAATAATGACACCAGTTGATCGTAAAGAGTTTTTAATGATTCAACTACAGGCTGTGGAATGGAAAAATGAAACTTCGTAAAACCGATAAACGATACAATCTGCACCGTTATGGGTTTGATTGCTATGTGGAGTTTGACAGCAACGACTGGAACAACTACAATCGTTATACCAAATATTGCCGCGCTAACCTCGGACCAGAGTTTTGGGAGTTTGCTGGCCGTGTATATGGCGATGGTAACTATCGAGGTGTTGCTCATCATAAGGGCAAACGATGGAGCAGCAAACGCATCTACTTCCGCGGAGAAAAATATCACACTTTGCTGTTGATGGCTATGCCACTGGAATCTAAAGAAACTTTTTACTTGTAATGTTTGTGTCTGTGTGTTATAAATGTATATAGGAGGCACACAATGACTGAGCAAGAATTCAACAAACTGATGAAGATGAAGAAACAGGATCTTGTACTAGAGATTTGGCGTTTGCAAAAGCGTGTTGCACATCTGGAACACCAAAACAGTGATATGGGCTGGAGACTGAATCCGGATCGAATGGGTGGACAGTTTACACAGGAAGAAATTAATCGTGGAAATGAATGGCAATGATCCGTTATACTGATATCAACACTGGCAACAGTTTGCTGGACGAAGGTCTTGAAAACTATCTGCTGCACGGTTATATGCCAGGTGGATTTTTGACCGCAGTTATCTGCAACGATCTACAACTTGCTTGTGGTCGTGCTGATCATTGGAACAAGCCGCGCCTGCCTGAAATCGTAAATGAAGTATTTTTCAAGTTGCCTGCTCAAGCTTATGGCAATGCTGAACGTATGCGAGCGTGGTGCAGAGACAAAGATGGACTTCGCACACAGTACCGCGAACGGAAAGAACGAGAATACACTTGGCGTGTGTTAAAAGGAGAAGTACGAGAAGGTGTCATCGTGTCATCGTTTTGATGTAGACTTCAAACAACGGCTTACGCAAAGTCGCACAGCCTGCAATGCTGTTCGCTTGCCTCGCTTGGGCTACGAGTTGTATCGTATCTATGCGATTGAAGATGACTACAAGCGGGCAGACGTTAAAATGACTCTTAGCAAGGGCAGACAACACAGCAAGACCTATACTGGTATACAAAAAATATACACACTCTGGGTAGATGAATATTTCAAACACGATGTTGCCTACGAAGTAAAATGGCTGAAGCCAAAAAAAACAACACTGCTGCGTATGCATGGACATCGTGTAGAACCTGCAGAACCAGGCGACAAAGTTGGACACGTAGGACCTATTAAAACTCCTGTGAGGCTGGGCAGATGAACAAGTGGTCCGCACCTATACCCCAGCCCGTTCGTCAGCGTGATCGAAAACGCTGTTATACTGTTTGGACACAGATATTAAACAGATCGTGGGATGCCGGCGAGGTAGTGTGGCTAACTGATGCTCAACTTACCTTTGCCCGTATCAAATATCCTAACAAAGAGTTTGATCCTGTATTGGAACGAGACAGTTTAGAACTATACAAAAAATACATCAACCAAACCATAGAGTAAAGGAACATACAATGGTTACTAAAGTAAGAAACGATTTTAAGGTATACGAAGAAGTTACCACACTGGGTAAGACACTGTGGCGAATCCGCACAGGCGGCCGCAAAGGCGACATGGTCACCAGCTGTAACAGTGTAGAACAAGCGGCAGAAGTTGCTCAACAGTTGAATTTGGATCCGTGGTATCTAGATCGCGGAAACACCAGAGCAGATCGAAATAGTTGACAAATCATAAAAAGAGTGTATAAATAAACTTGTAAACGTTGAAACAACGTGGACACATTCTGGACCTGGGGGCGGTACCGGGCAAAAATAACTCTTTTAGATAAATAATAATGTAGTTCGCGGATGGCAGTCCCAACTACTCTAAAAATACTAAAGGAGATTTCCAGCAATGACATATTATTTATATGTAAAAACACACAATCAAACAGGATTAAAATACCTAGGTCAGACATCTGCTGACCCATATACTTATAAAGGCAGTGGTACACGATGGACAAATCATCTTAAAAAACACGGTGCTGATATCTCTACAGAAATATTAATAATAACAGACAGTAAAGATGTTATTAAAGAAAAGGGCATAGAATACAGCAACCGTTTTAATATTGTCGAATCTAACGAATGGGCTAATCTTAAAATAGAAGAAGGCGACGGAGGATGGAGTACTTGGAATAAGGCGCCTGCTGCCCAAGCAGCAAGATTAAAAGGTGCTAAAAAAGGAGGTGGACTTCGATCAACTTCATTTAAGAAGGGCGACCCTGAAGTTGTAAATCTTAGTAAAAAAGCTAACGAATCTAAAGAAAGGAAGATTAGAGACAACCCTGATGTCTATAAGGAATCATACAAAAAAGTTTCTAAATATCAAAAAGAAAATAATAGTATGAAAGACAAATGCTGGTGTGTTCCAGAAAATCTTACAGATACTTCGAGATTCAATCTTGACAAACGAGTTTTTTCCGTATATAATATACAAGAAGGATGGATAAGGATTACAGAAGCAAGAGATAGGCTAAAGAGAAAGTCTGGAGTTTATGGAAATTTTTGGATCTATAATCCAACAACAAAAGAAAATAAATACACGAGCGGCGAGATACCAAACGGTTGGTATAAAGGTCGTAGAATGGAATACTATAGGAAATAATACTGTCTTATAGTTTAATCACGAATAGGTGATTGATGTACCGGACTTGGCTTTCGAAGGCCAACGCCTCCACCATAAAGCACATATATAAATGTGTGTTTTACTCCGGGGGCGAAAGGGATCGACGGGCGTTAAAAACTTATTTTTAGGTATTCGTGTTGACCTACGTTATTCAGTCAAACATTCTAAATGCAAACGCAAATAGAGCGCCAGAGATGGCAATAGCAGCCTAAGGGTATGTGAGGGTTTTGTAAGTTGAACCTAGTAACAGAATCAACTTACACTTACAGACGGCAAAAAGGTTTAACATAGTTTTATCAGCTGGGTAAGAGAATGTGCCCGTTAAACTGGGACTAGGACATTGGGTTACAAATAGTGGGATACAAAACGCACCACTCTGAAACTGTAAGTACCTGCTACACTTTAGCGCAGCAACGATGCTTGACACATACGCTAAACAATGCTAAATTAACATATACACATACAAAAGGACACACAATGAACAGAAAAGCAAAGCCAGTAGGCATAGTTACCACAGTGAAGACTGTAATTGCTATGCCTAGAGAGATGTGGGATAGCGTAATGACCATTGAAAATTCACCACTGAAGAATCTAGACCCTATGGCGGCTCATATGGTATTTCAAAGTCTAGCATTTGTATGGAGCGGCCTTTTTGCTGCTATGCTGGGCAGCTTTGTTGCGTTTGGCATCAGTGCAGTGTTTCACATATTGCTGATCAGTGGAGTTGCAATCACTGCTATCACATTCCGTGAAGCAAACCGCAACCCAACTTCCATAAACAAATTAGTAACAGCAGGCGCAAAGTACAACGGCCGTGCAAACAACGGTGAACATGTATGAGACAGCCCAAAGACTTCAGTGATAGAGTTGCTTATTTTTTAACAATGACTTTTCGTTGGTTCGCGGACACATTCTTCGCCAAACGCTATGGACATCGTGCAGTTGTTCTAGAGACTGTGGCAGGTGTTCCAGGCATGGTAGCAGGTATGTGGCAGCACCTACGCAGCCTGCGCAACATAGCACCAGACGAACGTGGCTGGATCAAAACGCTGCTAGAAGAAGCAGAAAACGAGCGTATGCATCTTATGATCTTTGTTGAGATCGCAAAGCCAAGTCGCTTTGAAAGACTGTTGATTCTATTTGCACAGTTTGTGTTTTGGCACTTTTATTTTATTCTTTACGTATTCTTCCCAACCACAGCACACAGAATGGTAGGCTACTTTGAAGATCAAGCAGTGATCAGCTACACTCACTACCTGGAAGAGATTGATGCAGGAAGAACAGAAAATATTCCTGCACCCAACATTGCTCGTGACTATTATAATCTAGCAGATGACGCAACATTGCGTGATGTTGTAATAGCAGTGAGAGCAGACGAGCAAGGCCACGCAGAAGTTAATCACAAAATAGCAGACACACTATGACAAAACCCAATACAGAATTTGAACTAACAGTGCGTGACATCGAAATGATCGAACATGCACTACGTGATAGACAGCGCACAGTTACTGAATACAAATTAACTGCTGCTGACATTGAAAATCAGCAGCTTGCGGATCGTGAGGTAAAGGAGATACAAGATCTCCTCGGTCGGCTTCACAATCAAAAAAACTTTTATAGACCAAAAACAGAAACTTATGTCGGCGGATGAATTGGATCGAAATAGATCGAATGCTCTACGGCATTATAGCAAGGCACGATGCCGTAGAGGATATGCTTAAAGAAGCAGAAAAGCAGTTCAAATGGAACCGCAGTCAATCAGAAGCAGCAGTGTTACCGTTGCTAGAACGCAACACTTTACCCAATATTGTTGCTGAAAAGCCTACTAAACAATCAAAACGATTGACTAAACGCAAATAACTGTTATAACTATAATAGTGAAAGGGCAAGCATCGAACTTGCCCTTTACTGTTTAACACATGTAAAAAGGAAATAAAACATGCGCAATCTATTTATGGCAACTGTAGCCACACTATTCGTAGCAGGCACAACCACCGCAGCAGAACTTGGTGGTTCAGTTGGCGTTGAAATTACTGAAAACACAGCTGGCAACTATGTAGCTGAAACCACACTGGGTTTTGGTGTAACTGCTGACACTGGCGCGGGCCTTGCTTTTAGCGGATTCAATCTTGAATCAGTTGATGCTGGCAATTTGACTGTTGACGAATGGCAACTTGGCATAGCAACTGATGCTGTTACTGTGTCTTTTGGAGATCAGGGTGACATTTTTATTGGTAATAATTTTGAAATCGTAGGCGGCGATACTATTGCAAACCCTGCAAGCGATCATGAGTCGTTGATTGTGGAATTTGGCTCTGCCGCAGTGCTGATTGGATTCACTAACATCACCACCGACATTGGCGACATTGAAAACGTACAAGGTTCTTATACACTTGACGTCGGCGCAGGTGCTGTTACTGGCGTAGCAGACTATAACGTCGACAGCGAAGACTATACAGTTGGTGTACGAGCCGATTATAGTGTAACTGCTGACGTTGCAGTTGGTGGTATTGTAACCTATGCAAGTGCAACAGAAGTAGTTGCTTATGAAGCAAGTGCAGGTTACAGTTTCGCTACAGCGTTTGTAAACGGTGACGATACAGACGCATTCCAAAACGTTGGTGCTGGTGTAGCATACGACTTCACTGGTCTAAATGTATACGCAGAAGGCACATACAACGTTAACGCTGAAACAAACAGTGTAGGCGCTGGTGTAAGCTTTAGCTTCTAATAAACCTAAGTCACGGCAACAAGGGGCAGGAAACTGCCCCTTTATTCTTGACAACGGTATACTCTTAGTATACAATTATTATATTAACAACTTAACACAAGGAATAACAAAATGGGTAAAAAAGGCGGAAAGAGCAAAGGTAATGTAAGTGCTGGTGTTCACAGCAATGTAAGCACTGCAACTAAGCGGGCGATGCGAGCAGCATATCTTGCCAGTGGCGATCGTTTGATTAACCAGCGCAAGGCATTTGATGCTGGTAAAAATGTAATGGTGACTATTGCTAACCCTAATCCTAACGAAACTGATAAGAAATTCATTAGGGTAAATGCTAAAACTATTTGGAAATCAAATAACTTTCAACGCTAGTAATAACACATAATATTGTTAGAATAAAGGGCCTAACGGGCCCTTTATTCTAACAAACTACACAGATAATACATAAATAGTTGTATGAAAAACTTCTTCGTGTGGCTACAAAAAGGTGAAGGTTGGAAGTCTATTCTTGCTTTGATTTATGCAATAATATGCATTTTTGACTTTATTATAATCCCTACTTGGGTTGGTGCAACCAGGGCTCAATTAGATACATCTGTATTTGTACAATCAGAAGTAGATCACGACATCCAAATGCAATTAATAGAATTAGCATGGGCACCTTATGAACCACTGACGCTTAAAGGTGCAGGTATGTTTCATTTGGCGTTTGGTGCATTATTAACAGGCAGCGCATTAGCAAGAAGAAAAGAAGAGGATAATTACAATGAATGATAAAGTAGAAGCAAGTACAAGTGCAGAAACAACTGTAGGCGGCGTCGACGTTGAAGCACACGCCAGCGCTGAAGCACATGCAAGTGCAGGCACAGAAGTAACTGCTACAACTGCCGCAGCAAGTGCAGAGGCCGGCGTAAGTGCAGAAGCTGGCACAAGTGCAGCCTACGGTGATACTACTGTAGAAGCAGGAGCAAGCGCAGAAGCACATGCAAGTGCAGGAGCACAAGCGGGTGTAAGTGGCGGCAATGCTTATGCTGAAGCGGGCGCAGAAGTTGGCGCAAGTGCAGAAGCAAGCGCAAGTGTAAGTCAACAAGTCGGTGATGTGACAGTTAAGAACGAAACCGCAGTTCATGCAGAAGCAGGAGCAAGTGCCGGTGCATCGGCGCAAATCGGTAAAGATGGTGCAGCAGGTCATGCTGGTGCTACAGCAGGAGCAAGTGTTGGTGTTGACAATACATCGAGTGCTTATGACAGCAGTGGCAATGGTGGTGCTGCAACTGGTGGTGTAAGTATCGGTGTTCAAGCAGGTGCTGAAGTTGGCGGCGGCGCAACTATGGATAACGGTGTTGCTACTGTAGGCATAAGTGGTGAAGTTGCTTTGCTGGCTGGAGTTGATGTTGACCTTAGTGTTAGTGTAGATACAAAGCCAGCTCAGAAAGAAATAGTTAATGTAGCAAATGAAACTGCGAAAGAAACAACTAAAGCAGCAAATACGGTGGCTAAAGAAACAACTAAAGCAGCTGATAAAGTAGTAGATACTGGTAAAAAAGCTGGTGATGCTATTGCCAAACCGTTTAAGAAAATCAAGAAACCTAAATGGCTTTAATTTTAGAAAGAATATATCAAAATGTACGAGTACAGATGTAAAATAATACGAGTAGTCGACGGCGATACCGTGGATGTAGATATTGATCTAGGGTTTGGAGTATGGTTAAAAGATGAAAGAGTACGACTAAGTGGAATTGACGCTCCGGAATCACGAACCAGTGACGGTGTAGAAAAGATATTTGGTCTACTTGCTAAATCTAAAGTAGAAGAACTATGTCCAGTTGGATCAGTTCGATATTTAAGAACAACTGCTTATGATTCAAAAGGTAAATTCGGTAGAATCATAGGAGACATTGTACACATAATAAACTGGGGACCACGCAACGAAATAAGTGTATGTGATATATTGCTCAAAGAAGGACATGCAGTAGTGTACAATGCAGAAAATAAAGCATTGATCGAATCTGCACATCTTGCAAACAGGGTTCGCCTTGTTAACGAAGGTATTGTAACACAAGAACAGATTGATGCAGTAAACACTTGACAACCGATTAAACTCCTGCTATTGTATAAAAATAACAGCAGGAGTTTTCTATGACAATGTCTATGGTAGGACCGTATCTGACCACAACCAAATACAATCGCAAGCAAAAAGCCAGCAAAAGCAAGCGTCTTTCTCAAGCACAAACAGACCATGAAGCTTGGCTCAAGTCAATGGGTGTAGGTAAAACAACACTGCCTACCAACGCCAAGGGAGAGCGTGTAGGCATTAATGAAATTCCAGATTACAAAACAAAGTCGTCAGTTAAGCTGAGTAATAATGTAGCTGGTCATGGCAAGGCTAGAGAGTCAATGATCTACAGTGGCGAGCGGCAATTGTTGGGCGTGGCTACTATGCACAAGAGTAACATGGTACCAATCTTTGCAGATAAAAAACAAGACGCAAAAGACATTGCGGAAATGCGTAGAAATTAGTACGCATAAAATTCAAAAAATGAAACAATAAATACACAATGATATTAGGTATATTAACACTAATAACAGCACTAAGTATCAGTGCTGTTGCAATCTATTACTCAGTTGCAGGCTTGGTTGCAATATTTGCTGCTGCGGCTGTTCCTATCATGATCATGGGCACTACTTTAGAAGTAGCCAAGCTGGTGACCGCAGTATGGCTACACCACTACTGGAATGAAGCCAAATGGTGGCTTAAAGGGTATCTTAGTGTATCTGTTGTAGTATTGATGCTGATTACCAGTATGGGAATTTTTGGTTTCCTATCTAAAGCACACATTGAACAAACCGCAAACGCCACCGAAGGCCTTGCACAAATTGAACGTATTGATACAGATGTTGCTAGACAACTGGAAATCATCCAGCGAGCAGAGCAGAGAATATCGGATATAGAATCAAAAGGCTCTAATAACGATGCAGAACTGCAAGCAAAAATTGATGCAGAGCAAACAAGAATAGACAGTGCTTATGATCGAATACAACCTGCAATTGACGAACAACTTGAAATTATTGCAAAAGCAGAACAAGCATTGGAAAATCGTATAGAGCCATTGTTGGCACAAGCTTCTACAATAGGAAATGCGTTAACTAACTTGAATCTAGCATTAACAAACAATGAAATAACAATTGCGCAAGGCATAGTAGGAGCAAAACAAGACGGATCATTAGGTCCGTCTACCAGTGCTAGAATACAAGAGTACAGGAACACTGAAGAATCTAAACGCAACGAATTATTAAACCAAGCTGATCAAATCAGAACAACCCCACAAACTGATGTTCAAGCTGCTAGAAATGAAATTGCTAGATTGCGCAGTATAGCAGAACAGCAAATTGCAGACAGTGATAAGCTAATTGCCCGACTGAGAGAACAGCTGGGCACCGAGGATATTCAAGCTATTGCAAACTCAGTCAACGAACAGCAAAATATAATTGTTCAGGCAAACACTAACATAGACACACTCGAAGAACAAAAGTATACTTTACAAATAGAATACAGAAAGCTGGAAGCAGAAGTAGGGCCAGTAAAGTACCTTGCGGAATTTATATATGGACAATCAGCAAATGATAATTTATTAGAAGAAGCAGTAAGATGGGTTATACTTATAATCATATTTGTATTTGATCCATTGGCAGTGTTACTGTTGATAGCTAGCCAACAGACATTTGAAATACGTAGGGAATCTAAACTACGAGCTAAAGCAGCACTTGTTGCTGAAGAAAATCAACGTATCCAGCTCGAAAAGGAAGAGACGGATAAAAAAATACAAGCAATAATTAGTAGAAATAATTACTTGCAGGAAGAAAAACAAAATGATCAATCACTTAACAGCTCTGATGAACATGAGTTATCTGCACCAGCAGAAAGTCCAGACGAATACAGTAGTGGTGCTGCCGGCGGTGCCGACAAAGAAAACAACACCGACGAAATTGTACATATCACAACTGGAGCCCAATATAATGGAGGAGACTCTTCCAGCAGAATGGATGACAACGAAACACAACGACATCAAGAATTAGAACTACTCGAGCAGGATGAAGGTTATAAAAATGCAAAGCAAGACTGGAAATCGTTAAATCCAGATCAGAACATTAAGTTTTGGAAAGATCAATATATAAAGGGTAAAATAGACGAACTACCATGGGTAAGTTATGTTCAAAACAGCGAACAAAGTCCTAATAGTTTGTGGAACCGTATAAGATCTAAAGATGAATGATGTTACAATAATTACACCGCCAGACATATTAAACAACGATGCATACAGCATACTTGTTGTATGTCCAACCACAGATAAAAAACAGTTACTCAACAATATATTAAGCGAAACACAGATTCATTTGAACCTATATCTGTATGAAACTGCATTCGATAACATTGAATGGCTGATCAACTTAATAAAAAAAGTTGATGTTACACTTATTGATGTTGATAATTGTGGGCCTGAGGTGAGAATGTTTCTATCACATTTTATTGCGCAACCAAACACTTTTTACTTGACAAACGACGGCACAACGCCGTATAATTTAATAAGCAAGAATAGAATTTATGATTTTATTTTGCTTGAAAATATCATTGGAGGAACAAATGAGCAAACACGCTAAAGAACAATTTTCTAAAGGAACCAAAGTTGATGTATACAACAATGACATTGCTAAGGCGCTTCGCAAACTAAAAAAGCGCCTCGCTGATGACGGAATGCTGCAAGAACTCCGTTCAAGAGAGTTCTACGAATCCAAAGGCACAAAGCGCCGTAAAGCAAAAGAAGCTGCCACACGCCGCCTTAAAAAGCAAAGAATCAAAGATTTTCAGAACTGGTAAAATGTAATGCAATTAGAGTCCGAAGTAAAATTAGACTACAAGGATGTGCTGATCCGGCCCAAGCGCAGCACACTTAAAAGTCGTAGTGAAGTTAGTCTAGAACGTAAAACAAATTTTAGAAATTACATTCCAGACTTCCCTGACAACTGCTCAGAAGACCCTCACTATCGAGGTGTACCTATCATGGCTGCTAACATGGACGGTGTCGGCACATTTGCTATGGCAGATGAGTTGGGCGCACAAGGTATCTTTACCTGCCTTGTAAAAACCTACACTGCGGAAGAACTGATTGAGTTTTTCTACGGTGACGGACTTAATCGCACAGACTATGTGGCTATGAGCATAGGCACCAGCACAGCAGACTTTGAGAAACTGTGCGCTGTGTATGCTAAATGTGAAGACAATCTAAAATATGTTTGCATTGACATTGCAAATGGATATTCAGAACACTTTGCTGAACATGTTCGTGAAGTACGCAAACGCTTTCCACATCTTGTTATTATAGCAGGTAATGTGGTTACAAGAGAAATGACGGAGGAACTTATTCTTGCTGGAGCAGATATTATTAAGGTGGGCATTGGTCCTGGATGTTTTGCTCCTGGGCAAAAAGTTAAGACTGATAAATGTTTAAAGAATATCGAAGATATTAAACAAGGTGAAAAAGTTTTAACTCACACTGGATCTTATAAAACTGTTACTAATACATTTAAATTTGACGATAAAAAATCAATAGTTAATATTAATGGTATTAAAGCAACTCCTAATCACGAGTTTTATGTTTTACATAAAAAACATCGAGAAACAGTAACAGATGATAATATTCATCAATATGCAGAATGGGTCGAAGCAAAAGATTTAACAAAGGATTATTTACTTCTAAAGCATAAATATAACACTATAAAAGTTGCTATTGGAGTAGGATATGAAATCTAAAATGTTTAAAAATTGTGTGGAAATTATAAAATTTGAAAAAGTAGGCAGAAACAATTTTGCCTACTTTGAAAATGGAGAGAAACTTTCTTCCGGTGATTTAGGCAAAATAGAAATCAGATGTTATAAATGTAAATCATTAACGCAGGTAGGTTTTAGATCGGCATTATTAAAAAACGAATATATGTGCCAAAGTTGCAACAAAGTAGGTGAAAGTAATCCGTTTTATGGTAAAAATCATACTACGGAAACAAAAAAACAGCAATCGCATTTTATGAAGGATCGATTTGTTGGCGAAAATAATGCGTTCTATGGAAAAACACACACGGACGAGACCAAAGAAATACTTCGCCAAAAATGTGCTCGCTATGGCAATGATAACGGATTTTATGGAAAAACTCATACTGATGAATTTAAAAAGAAACAGTCCGAATTTATGAAAACTGTAGGCAAACGTCCTAAAGAATATTATTCATTAATGGGAATAAAATCTGTTAATAGTAGACCTAAAAAAACTAAAATAGAAAAAACAACAGAACAAAAGTTACAAGAGTTAGGCGTCAATTTTAAGTATAACTTCATTTTACATAATAAAGCACAGTATGATTTTTTAATAAATAGCAATATTGTTTTAGAGGTTCACGGAGATTTTTGGCACGGGAACCCCGAAGTGTATAATATATTAACAGAACGACAAGAATATAAAAAGCAACGCGATATCGTAAAACAAAAATTAGCAGAAGATAACGGATATAGATATCTCGTTATATGGGAATCACAAATTAAAGAAAATGACTGGAGTATTTTAGATGAAATTTGAATTAGTTGAAATAGATATACTTGAAATTGAACCATATGATGGATACACATATGATCTTGAAGTCGAAGAAGATCATTCATACAATATCGAGGGTGTAGTGGTACATAATAGCGTATGCACGACGAGATTGCAGACTGGTGTGGGCTACCCGCAACTCTCAGCTGTCATCGAATGTGCCGATGCTGCTCACGGTCTTGGTGGACATATCATTGCTGATGGCGGTTGCACTTGCCCTGGCGATGTAGCCAAAGCATTTGCTGCTGGTGCAGACTTTGTAATGGCAGGTGGTATGCTTGCCGGACACGATGAAGGCGGTGGCGAAATTATCAACAGAGCATTTAAGACTGGTGAAATACACTATGACACCGGCGAAGAATTAGTAGAAGCAAAACAGTTTGTACAGTTCTACGGTATGAGCAGTGAAAGTGCAAACGACAAGCATTTTGGCGGATTGAAAAACTATCGTTCGTCAGAAGGACGCACAGTGCTTGTGCCTTACAGAGGTGCTGTAGCCAATACGGTACAGGATATCCTCGGAGGTGTCCGTTCGACTTGTACTTATGTAGGTGCCGGTACAATCAAGCAACTGCCTAAATGTACAACATTTATACGCTGTACTCAAACTCATAATTCAGTGTATGAATCTAGTACAATAGGCAAATGATAAATAAATATGGACGCCATAATGGGTCCGATTATATCTTGCTTTAAAAGGAGAAATGAAATGACAAGATTACAAACTCTAGATCTGCCCTCGCTACATCGTGCTACTATAGGTTTTGATCAACTGTTCCGTGATATGGATCGTGTATTTGAAAACACAAAGTCTAACGGATATCCCCCATACAACATTGTACAGATCAACGAAGACGAATACATGATCAGTGTTGCCGTTGCAGGCTTTGGTATGGACAATCTAGATATCACACTGGAAAAGAATCTGCTCACAGTAGAAGGTGTTGCACCCAAGGGTGATGAAGCAGTAAACTATCTACACAAAGGAATCGGAGGTCGCAACTTCCGTAGGACCTTTACACTAGCAGATCATATCGAAGTTCGCCAAGCAGGTCTTGAACTAGGTATGCTTAATATTCATTTGGTACGCAATGTTCCAGAAGAACTACAACCAAAGAAGATTGCAATTACAGACTTTAACGGTATTGTACAAGACACAATTGAAGGCTAACTAAGTCATGGGGGGATAACATCCCCCCATCATTAAAAGGATTAAAAAATGAGTACAAACACTGACGTAGTAATCAACGAAAAAATTAAAGTAACTAATAAAGAGCCTAAGAGATACAAAGTTATTATGCTAAATGACGACAAAACCCCGATGGATTTTGTTGTATCATTGTTGATCGAATTCTTTAAACACAGCGAGCAAAGTGCTAACAACATCACGGTACAAATTCACGAAGAAGGTTCTGGAGTAGTTGGTATTTATAGTTATGAAATTGCTGAACAAAAAGCCATTGAAGCAACTACATTGTCTCGAGACAACGGATTTCCGTTGCGTCTTAAGGTAGAAGAAGACGCATGAATAAACTAAAAGATTTGACTTGGGAAAACCATCAAAAGGCAGAGCGTACGGAACATGCACGTAAACTTCTCAAGGGTATGACTCCAGTAGAATACCATAGATACATTTACAATCAATATGTGCAATATGCTGCATTAGAAAGTGTTGCAGGTAACAAAGGTGTTCTAACAGGCATTGAAGACATTTGTCGAGCAGCAGCTATTCGCAATGACATAGAAGAACTAGAAACAACATACAATATTCAGCGCAATATCGACTTGTTATGTCCAACTGCGAGTAGCTACATTGCTTATGTCATGGATCTAGATGAAACTCATGACATATTAGCACATCTTTATGTTCGTCACTTTGGTGATATGTATGGTGGTCAGATGATTCGTAAACGCAATCCTGGGTCAGGCACAATGTACGATTTTGAAAATGTAGAACAACTTAAAGTCACCGTTAGATCCATGCTCACAGATGAAATGGCAGACGAAGCAAATATCTGTTTTGAGTTTGCTATGAAACTTTTTGAGGAGTTGGACAGTGAGTGAAGTTTGGGATACATTGATCAAAATACAAGATCGTTTAATAGAACGCTTTGACGCTACTGGTACAGAAGTATTTGAACCGGGTATGGACAGATTTAATCAACCAGGCTGGATCAACAGAGTATGGAGCAGTGACAACTATCGCCGTGCCCACATTGATGTAGTTGATGTACGTGATACTAAGGGACTGTGGATGATGCATTGTTGTGTATTTCCAAGACTGGACAACAACGGTCCTATTTTTGGACTGGATGTTATTGCTGGTAAAAACAAGATTACAGGATTCTTCCACGACTACAGTAGAAGCACTGATGCAGCACATCCTATGATTGAAGCATTTGGTGACGAAGTTGCTAAACTAGAATGGCGCAAACAGCGTGAACTACCTGAGTGGGCGCAAGCAATCTTTAGTGAACACATGGTAGCAGCAGGCAATGTCAGCAAAACAGATGAATTGGATCAGCTGGTAGAACTTAGTTTTGACAGCATTGATGCCTATCTATCCAAGATTGGATTATTTAATAATCAAGCAGACATAGACGAAGTCAAAGCTGCACAAAACCGTTATGCACATTATCAAAAACAGAATCCTCATACTCCTCGTACAATGGTCAGTTTAGGTTTAAACGAAGAAGATGTAAGAGTCTTCGTACAAGAATGTTTGTTTCCTGATATTGAATAAATATATAAAATAGGAAATAAGCAATGCGATACACCGAAATTAAAATTATTAATGAAGCTACGTTAAGTGTTGCGGATTTTGGCAAGAGAAATCCAGAGTACTGGATCAATCTTATTGAACTTATTGAGCAAGGTACACCTATTCCTATTGACAATGGTGAAGTACGCATTGAATTAAAAAATCCACAAGCTGTAGCAGATAACCTAGCCGAAATTTGGGATGGATCAGACACAGCGACTCCTGAACAAATTGAATTAATTAAAAAAATTAGATTACACACTATCGACGACCAAAAAATTACAATTGGTAGAATTTACAAAAGTCCTGCTATCAAAGGCAAAGAGGCTGATTACAACATAGGCGACATTGGCGAAATTGCGTTGGGTATCGCTACCGGTGCTAGATTTAAAAAAGCTGGCCAGCTAATTAACATAAATGACTTTCTTACAATGGCTAAGAAAGCAAAAGCTACGCCTATCAAAGGTAAACAAAGTTTACAAATGAAGTTAGAAGACACAGTTTCTTATGAATCAGGGAAAAATGATCAAGTTTCAATTGACATTGTAGTGCCGGCAAGAAGCGTAAAAAGTTTCATTCAATTTATTAACAACTTGGGAGCTTCACCAAAAAATGTACAAGGTACTATTGCAAGTAGTTTAGAATTTGCCAATAACAACGAAAGTATAACCACCGGCGCAAATAGAACCGCAAAAGATCCAAACACAAACAGAATTGAAGTAGCAGCTATAGGCACACAAGATCAAAAAGGTACAAAAGCAGATCTTGTACTTAACATTGATGGCGAACGAATTAATCTACTAAGTGCAAAAGCAGGTGCAAGCCAACTTGGACAAGCTAGTGGTAAAGAATGGAGTAAACCTTTACATTTCTTTAATACAGTATTTGGTGAAGATATTAGTACATACAAAGATAACTGGTCAGAAGATCAGCCTAAAAACCTAGAAGTATTACGTCAAATCTATAGCAATCTTATTATTCCTAAAATCATGAGACTGACAGGTGGCGATAGTGTGCAAAAAGAAAAAGAATTAGTGAAACAGATTGTAGGAGGGCTTGTTCATTATGCTAACGATGTTAGTGATTCTGGCGAGTCTCAAATCATAGATATTGTAAAACTAAGCACGGTTCCTGGATCCCCAGGTTACAAACTAATGCGTATAGATAGTTCATTAGAACAAGCATTAGAAAAAGTTGATCTTGTAGGAACAGCGACACCAAATGGATTAGGTGTGCAAGTGACAGGCAATATCGGTGGTAAAAATTTATTATTGTTTAAAGCAAGAAGCTATTGGAGCCCAGCAGGTAAACTAACAAGAACCATTATTGAAGGTGGCCCATTGCTAGATCAATTAGCAACTATAAAATCACCTGCACCTGCACCTGCACCTGCATCTGCACCACAAACTCCTAACGCAACAGTTTAATCAGCATAAAAAAATAACAGCTTAGAATAGCTGTATAAGGAGATGCTATTCGAAATGCTGTACCGCAGCAGACCTTCTGATAAATACTTTATGCTAAACTATTTAAAAAACTTATTAGGGCAAACTACAATAGAAGAACCCTATACCAAAGATGACATTAATGTTATATGGTTGCATGGCGCAAATCAAACCAGCTTGAGTTTTGAGTACTTAAGAACAAAAACTCGATTTAAAAAAGAAATAATGATCAACTATTCAAGCATGACACGCTTTCAAGACAACCTAGATATGATAGTAGAACAGGTGCAAGGAAAAGGGCCACATTTTGTTATTGGTCACAGTATGGGCGGAATATATGCTCTGCATCTTACACAGTACATAAGAGTAGTTGGCGGTGTTAGTATCTCAACGCCGTTCCGTGGAAGTTCAACAGCAGATTGGGCAAAGTATATTGTACCAAGCTATCCACTGTTCAAGGACATTGGCAGAAACAGTGATCCTATACGACAAGCCAACGATATACAACTAGACATACCGTGGACGCAGATTGTAAGCACAACTGGATCTGTTCCTTATCACGGCGGACCAAACGATGGAGTAGTAACATTAGCAAGCATGACACATAGAACTGATATGACAATAGTAGAAGTACCACATACGCATTATGAAGTTGTGTGTAGTAATACTGTAGCTGATATTATCAAGTCTTGTTACACTGGCAACATTGCAAAAATATAATAAATTATCGTATGTAATCTAGTAAGTGCGCCCTCACGCTCTGTATATGTATTTATCTCTATTGATATATAATACAGTTGACAAAACATCAACTTTTGTATATTATAAAATAAAGGATGAATGTATGAAGTGGGAAGTAACGACAACAAAAAAACGGCATGTGGTTGAGTGCAACAGCAGTCAAGCAGCCGTATTAAAAGTTAAAGAAACTGATAACGGAATGGTTATTGGTTGTAAAGTCTTACCAAAAACAACGGTAGGCAAAATCAAACGTATTTGGAGTAATTGGGTTGGTAAATAAGACATACGCAGTTGACGAAATATTTGAAGACATTGAAGGCGATCCTGAAAATGTGTTGATGAATATTCCGCCAGAGATTGCAAAACAAATGGGATGGAACCCGGGAGATACATTGAAGATCACAACAGAAGATGGTGCCATTTCTATAACAAAGGTAGAGAATGGCAAAGAATGACGAAACAATAGAGTTAGAAGGTACAATAGTAGATGTATTGCCTAACCAAATGTTTAAAGTAGAACTTGAAAACGGACACAATGTAACTTGTTACACTGGTGGAAAAATGAGACAATTTAGGATACGCTTGGTGATGGGCGACAGAGTCAGATTAGAAATGACTCCTTATGATCTCAACAAAGGTAGAATCACATTTAGAATTTGACAAACAGCTCTAGCTGTGTTATACAATATACAACACGGAGAGAGAAATGATACTAGAACTTAAAAGTTTCGAAATGCTATGCAAAGAGCGCGGAACAGACGGCCGACAGGCTGTGCTGGATTTTGGCGATTACCATCTCAGCATTATTAACGACGGATATGGCTCTGATCAAGGTCTATACGAAATTGGGGTGTTTGAGGCTGCTGAGGGAGTAGCGTCAGATATGATCGAGTTGCCTGGTATTACCGAGGATGGCGATATTGTAAAAAGCTACTTGACAGAGTCTGCTGTGGATGTTATAATCAAAAAGTTATATCTTATCACGGGCAAAACACCGGTACAAATATGATCACAGTCAACGGCGGTTCACGAAATCAGCGCAAATATGCATACAGCATGGCAACCTTTGTTTGTCAGAAGTTTGGCATCTCTCCCAGTATCGAAATCAACTTTAGACGTATGACCAATGACGCTAACTATGGTTATGCTTGTCACCTTGAGGACAACGAATATAAGATTGATGTAAAGCGCAGTCTGCCCATGCGTGAGATGTTGACCACATTGGCACACGAGCTAGTTCATGTTAAACAATACGTTAAAGATGAGATGCCCGACTGTATCTCAGAAGGTGACTATTGGGATCGCCCGCATGAGATTGAAGCTCACGGACGTGAACTTGGATTGTTTATTCGTTGGGCAGAAAACGAATCTGTTGCACATAAAAAATGGACACAAACTGGTTGACAGTATACCATAAAACTATTATATTAACTTAACAACATTAACTTGTTGTAAAACGCTAGAATAATCTAGCAACATCTAAACTGATGATAAACATAGGAGAACTAAAATGTCAGTTACTAACGAACGTATCCTTCCAAATCGCAATCCTTTTAGCATTGCAAAAATTGAAAATGCTATTGCAAAACTTGGCAACAGCAATTTGTATGAGTCACTGCAAGAACGTGTTGCACCTACTAAAACACCCCCAGTTAAAAAACAAATTTTAGATGCAATCAATACCCTAACGCAACGCATGAAATGAAGATTTTGGGCGCATCGAATATATCGATCTGAACGAAATCAATATCAACATTGACAATCAACGAGATGTTGACTGGGATCATATTGCACACATTATTGAAACTTTTGATCCTCGTGCAGCACAAGTGGTCAATGTAATCAAGCTTGCTGATGGCAGTTACAGTGTTCCAGAGGGTCAGCATACTGCTACTGTACTGTTTTTGCTTTGGGTGTCGGGTATCCTTCCTAAAAACTTTAAAATCCAATGTAAGGTAGTCGATGCACTAGCAACTGTTCCGGGCAGCGATCTCAAAGGCGAAGCCTTTGGTAACTTCTTGTTCCGATTGATCAACTACAAGGGTCGTAAAGCAGTAGAGCCTTACTTCATGCACAAAAGTCGTGTGAGTGGTGTTCGCAACTATGGCAGCACACTGCTTGAAGATGTACATGCAGAACGTATCCAAACAGTGGTTGAAGAAAACAACATGTTTACTCGTCCTGCTGTAGAAGCACGTGGTATGGGTGCAAAGCCTGGTATGGTTACTTACATTACAGGTCTCAACAAGATTGCAGAACACCAAACTGAAAACTTCGACACTGCAATTAATGATCTTGAGTTTGCACTAAGCTTGCACGATCGGTACTTTGCAAATGAAAAAGGCGTAGACGGTGGCTTCGTTCTTGCGCTAGGACGTTATGCAAAACTGGCTCGTAAAAACAAACTCACTCTTACTCGTGAGTGGCAAGACGAGCTGATGAAGTTTTTCAAAGCTACATATGCAAGCCCGAACAAGTTTCACAAGACATGTAAGGCACGACTGGAAAAGTTTAATAAGGTCAATGACCTTCCAGGCGGGTGGAGCGATAACTGTTTGTTGAGTATTTTGATTCTAGACTTTTACAAGTGGTGCGATACAAACAATGTAAACTATCCTCCACTGCCTGATCAACACATCAACAAATACAACGGAATTTGATCATGCGTTACTTGTATATCTGGAGCAATCATGTTGGCAAGACATGCTTTGGTATTACAAGTAACCTTGAAAACCGCAAGCGCAAATACGAAGGGCATTGCGGTATCGAGGTTACGTTTGATAAAGTCTACCAAGGTCCTGCTAATCACATCGAAGACTTAGAAACCAACATCAAACATGAGTTCTACAATCACATGTTTAGTACAGGAATCGGCAAATACGAATGGATCAATCAAGAGATTTCAACTAAACAAGTGGTGAGTTGGATTGATTGGGAGATTGAAAACACTTATAACAACTTAATAACGGAGAATCAAAATGAAAGTATATGAAGCAGTGGTAGTAGTCGGTGGCTTAAGAGTGCCGGTAACTGTACAAGCCCCGGGAGCAGCTCAAGCAAAAGCTATGATCGAATCACAATACGGCAAAGATGAAATTCGATCACATCCTGTGGCAAAAGGTTAACATTATGGAAAATCCTTTGGTAGCACTGTTAATTTTAGGGTTCTTAGGGTTACTTGCTTTTGTAATCATTGCTAAGATTTTTTATTGGGCAAGATACAACAACACCGCAGGAGTACTATTACTTCTTGTTGTTCCTATTTTGGCATATATTGCTTATAACATCTAATGGTTGACAATGATGTGCCTATATGCTACAATAGTGTATAGGCACAAACACACAGAGGCACGTTATGTCAGATGTACTGCAACTCAAAATGTATTCTACAAAATTTTTAATCGAACTTACTTTTGCAGCGCACCGTGTTAACAACGGTTATGTAAAATTTACCAAGCGATACAGTGAAGGCCGGCCCACTACTTTTAGCAACAAAGAAATTGTTGCTTTTAGTGCTGCATTCTATCTAGACAGCAACTCTTACTTGCCCAGTGATTTTGTTCCTGTGAAAGTTATTGATCAAGACAAACAGTCAATGGCAACAGCAGAAAAACATATGCGTCGTTATACCATGCTGGCTTTGGGTAATTTGAGTGATTTTCAGTCTGATGTATTCAAGGCATATTCGCAAGAACAAACTGTTGCAAATCGCGTGGGATTGATTGCGTATCTTCCTCAATTTATAGAACGCGAACTTGAAGATAAAATGTACAAAGTACGCCTCAAGACAGAGTTTGCTGAAAGCCACGCAATCAAAGATAAAAAAATTATTGGTGAGCTTGAAATACTCAAACGTGTATACAATGTTAACTACGAAACATTTTTTTACACTGCTGGCTTCGACGGTAACCTAGTTATGTTTAGCAACAAGTTTGAATACAAAACAGGCGAAGTGTTTGGCTTCCGGGCCAATGTAAAAAATCAAACCACAGACAACGATACCGGGCTAACAGTTAACCGTATCAACTATGTCAAACTGATCAAAATGGAGGCATAAAATGCAAATCATTAATTCTTTACACAAGGTTATTGTAGAAGAAACATACAATACTCTAACCGTTGATATTAACAGTATGCTAAATAGGCTACAACGTCAATTTAAAGATATTTTAGATCAGCCAATGTCTGACCCTATTTGTTTTTATGACAGATTAAAATTTCCTGCAATTCATTGTGGTACTGGAGTTTACTTTATCACATATGCACCAAATGCTGAGTATAATTTTTCTACACGGAATGTAGATCTTGGTGCTGATGCAGAAATTATGTATGTTGGACAAGGTAATATATCACAAAGAAAAGCCATTCATCTTCAAATTTTTAGGAATAACGGTAATCCTAAAGTTTTTTTTAAAAATGATGTAATAACCAGCCAAGTAGATAGTGTTGCAGCAAGAAAAATGTATCAACACGATCCAAACTTACGTAATTGGCGTTTTTCTTACATACTTGCTGAAAAAAATTGGTCGCCATTGCTTGAAAAATATTATATTGATAATTTGAAACCAAAATTCAACGATGAAAAAATGAGCGGAGTAGCATAAGATGAGCAGAGTATGGAAACACTTTTTGAAAAATCTTGCGTGGCCCACAGGCTTTGCTGTATATCTTATCGCAGTCATTATAGGAGCAACATATCTAGAATCACTGTTTGAAGGTAGTGGGCTTGCAGTTGTAATTACGTTTGTATGCCTGCCCATGCTTGCGTATCTTGTGCGTGATATGTGGCGTGACGCTAAGGAAAAGGTAGAGCAAGAAAATCGAGATATGATGCGAACACTGAAAGGCAAGTAATGCCCAATTATCATATAATACTAGGAAAAAAGCATATGGACCTTTTATATGCTAAGGATGAAGAAGAGGCAATTTTAATTATCGAAAAAAAATTCGGAGTCTCTTCTAAATATAACTCAATCGAGAAATACAAGGCGGTAAAAGCATAATGGATATTTTTTACAACGAAATGGTATTGTGGCTGTTTGGTACTGCTGTGCTGTTCACAGTGTTTGGTTGGTACATTGGCAAGAAAAGTCAGATCGATGAGACAGTTACTGCTACTGTTGATAGTCTCATCAAAGATGGCTATCTCAAAACACAGGTTCGCGGCAAAGACACAGAAATCTTGAAGTGGCGCGAATGGTGCGAAAAAGATGTTGACATTTGACAAAATCAACCGTACACTGGCTACAGAATACAAAAAACTGGAAGCAGACTTGGCCTTGGAGTGTTTAAACCTAAATGACACAGCACGAGAAACTGTTCACACTGCTAAAGCGTCTTCCCACTGACTATACAGACTACGGTGGGGAGATACTACGCTGGGCAGACGGTGATGACTATCCTGACTGTAGTTGTGGATGTCGTTGGTTCTTGCCTTTAGAAGGTGAGTTAGGTGCAGACTGGGGTGTATGCAGTAAACCAGGTGCTCCTAGAGCAGGACTACTAACTTTTGAACATCAAACAGGAAGAGACTGTTTTGAAACCTAGACTAATTAGAACCATGAAAGTACTAAAATGACTGAACAAACTCAAAAATACGCAGTAGTAACAACAGTATCTACATTTTATCATCACTTTGTAGTTCCTATGGATCAGCTACAGAGATGCAACCTAGATGCACCTGTAGAGGTAGAATGGCTTGCTGACAGTGTATATATGGAGGAAGTTGAAGAATTTTCTCAAAAACATGTCGGAGAGCAGATACTAGAGTGTTATGAAATTGACCAAAAACAAATGCTCGAAATGTTTGATAAACAAAATGACTATCTCAAAGACTGGACCGAAGAGCAAAAGATCAACTGGGTATATGATAAATTGAAGGTAACTGATGGCACTGACTAGACTTATTGGCGATATTCACGGAATGTTCAATCACTACCAGGCCTACAGTATTGAAGACTGGGCAGGCCCTACTATTCAAGTAGGAGACTTTGGCATTGGCATGGGACAAAGCGACTACTGGCATGAATCAGTAAATGATTTCCACGCAGATGGCACTCACAGATTCATTCGTGGCAATCACGACAATCCTACTGTGTGCCGTGAGGAGATGGTGGGCTGGATCAACGACGGTAACATCGAAGATGATGTGATGTTCATCGGTGGGGCTTGGAGTATTGACAACCCTGTTGCTCCTCCAGGATGGTATCGTCGTACTGCTGGTGTTGATTGGTGGTTTGATGAGGAATGTTCAGATGAACGCTTTGAGCAGATGCTGGAAGCATATGACTTCCATCGACCACGTGTTATGATCACACACGATTGTCCTCAGCGTGTTAGTTACGAGATGTTTTGGGGTTCAGGCTTTTTAACAGGGCCTATGTATCCAAACCGTACTGGTCAGTGGTTTGATCGATTTTTGGATATTCATCAGCCAGACGAATGGTACTTTGGACATTGGCATAAAACTATGACATACAAGTACGGACGTACACAGTTTCAATGTATTGGCGAACTTGACTACGTTGATGTAGAACTGTGATCAAACTACAAACAAAACTGCCTAGAAGCATCTACCTTGCGTGTAGTGGTGGAGTAGATTCAATGGCAGCATTGGATTTCCTACGTCGTAATCATCGTGTTCATGTGCTACACTTTGATCATGG